CAGTTGTTTTAACTGAAAGAATTATTGAGCCAAAAGAATTACAAATCAATTTGGAATTGTGTAAGACGCCTTTCCAATCAGATTGGGAGGCAATTTCAATGGGATACTCTGCACACGATAATTTACCAAAAACTTTCTCTGATTACTTTATCGGATTAATGGCTGCTGAAATTTCTGCACAAACTGAACAAGACATCTGGAGTGGAACTGCTGGTGCTGGAACATTTGATGGTTTTGCTACATTGTTAACTGCTGCTACTTTACCAGCTGGTCAAGACATCGTTGCAACAACTGTTACTGCTGCAAACGTTATTGAAGAATTAGGAAAGGTTGCTGATGCAGTACCATCTTCTTTATATGGTAACGAAGATTTATATATTTATGTATCACAAAATATTTTCAGAGCATACAAAAGAGCATTAGGTGGTTTTGCTGCTAACGGAGTTGGAGCAAATGGTGTAAACGGACTAGGAGCAAATCAAGATATTGATGTTCAATATTTCGATGGAATCAAAATTGTAGCTGCAAATGGATTATCTGATAACTCAATGGTTTCTACTTTAAAATCTAACTTATATTTTGGAACTGGTTTATTATCTGACCAAAACGAAATCAAGGTTTTAGATATGGCAGATTTAGATGGGAGTAAAAATGTGAGATTTATCGCCAGATATACGGCAGCAGTTCAAATAGCAATTTTAGAAGACGTTGTTTTCTACGCTTAATAAATAATAATAATAACAATAAAGGGTAGGTAGTTCATCTGCTTACCCTTTTTTTAATAACTTAAAAAAAATATAAAAATATGGCTTGTATATTAACGGCTGGAAGAGCATTAGGTTGCAAAACTTCCGTAGGAGGATTAAAAGCTATTTATTTTGCAGATTATGGTACTTTAGGTACTGTAACTGGTGGAGTAAGTGGTGCAGACATTACAGGAATATCTGGAAGTAATATTTGGTATAAATACGATATCAAAGGTGCTTCATCATTGGAGACAAGTATAACGAGTTCTAACGAAGCTGGAACTACGTTTTATACACAAACATTAAATTTAGTTTTACCTATATTAGATAGTGCTACACAGGCTGAAATAGCTATACTAGCAGTATCAAGACCACATATAGCAATTGAAGACTATAATGGAAACGTGTTTTTAGTAGGTTTAGAACACGGAGCAGATACAACTGGAGGAACAATTTTAACTGGTGCTGCAATGGGAGATGCTAGTTCATTTAATTTAACTATGGTTGCGAATGAAAGAAACGCACCAAACTTTACAACTGGTGGAGTTTTAGATAATTTAGATGCAGCGGCTCAAATTGACCCAAACGCATAATCTAATTTCTTATTTTAAAAAAGGCAATCATAATTGGTTGCCTTTTTTTTTGCTTTAATATATAAATAATGTCTTTTTTTTTATTATATATATATGAAACATTTGTTACCTACATCAGACGTACAAACTATAAAGATTATACCAAGAGTATATTCTACATCTGTAACAATAAGTTTACGAGATGACAGTACAAACAATGTAGTTTCTTTTACACTTCCTAAAGCAGAGATTAAAGGTAATTATTTAGAACTATCTAATATCTTTTCTTTAAAAGAAGGGCATTTTTATGATTTAAAAGTTTATGAAATAAGAGGAAGTTATAAGCAATTTAAAGAAAGAGTTATTGCTTTAGGTGGAACGTTTGAAGATAACACTTGTTTATTGAGTTCTTTAGAAGCGGATGGATTAGTTAACACTACTGATTTAGACATCATTTACAGAGATAAAGTATTTTGTACTGCACAATCAACAAACCAATCAAATAACGAAAGCTATTCAGTCAATAAAGACGAATATAAATCAAAGAGTGGTAATAACGATTTTATAATATTATGAGTAAACATATAAATAAATACAGAAAGCCAACGGTGGCTAAAAAGAAAGATTCAAAGATTAGCTTTGTAAATCTATCAACTTATAGTTCTCCTAAAATTGTAGAATCTAAAAGCAAAGAGTGGGTTGAATTTGGTGCTCAAAATAATTATTTCAAATTTTTGATAGACCGAGCAAATGGAAGTGCTACATCTGGTGCTTGTATTACTGGTATCTCTCAAATGATTTTTGGTAAAGGTTTGGATGCTACAAACAGTTCTAAAAAACCAGAGCAATATGCTTTAATGATTTCTTTATTTAAAAAAGATGTTGTTAGAAGATTAGCTTACGATTTAAAATTAGCTGGGCAATGTGCTATTCAAGTAATTTATTCGAAAGATAAGAAGACAATTCAAAGAGTTGAACATTTACCAATTGAAACTTTAAGAGCGGAGAAATGTAGTGCAGACGATAAAGAAGTACAAGCATATTATTATCATCCAGATTGGGTTAATATAAAACCAAGTGAACAACCTTTAAGGATTCCAGCGTTTGGAGTATCTGATACACCTAAACCAATTGAGATTTTATATGTTAAACCTTATGAAGCTGGGATGTATTATTATAGCACACCAGACTATATTTCTGGGATTAGCTTTAGTGAGATTGAAGAGCAATTTGCAGAATTTGCATTAAATAATATCAGAAATTCTTTCGCTCCAGCATCCTTAATTAATTTTAATAATGGAGTCCCAGACGAAGAGGCACAAACATTAATTGAAAACAAAATAGTTTCTAAATTTCAAGGAACAAGTTCCGCTGGTAAGCTGATAATTGCTTTTAACGATTCAAAAGAATCACAAGCAGACATTACACCAGTTCAAATTTCTGATGCACATAATCAGTACGAATTTATCTCTGGTGAGTCACAGAAAAAAATAATGATGAGCCACAGAATTGTGTCTCCAATGCTATTAGGTATTAAAGATAATTCAGGTTTTGGGAATAATGCCGATGAACTCAGAACCGCTTCTATTTTAATGCAAAATATTGTCATCAATCCATTTCAAGAACTTTTAACAGATGCACTTGATAAGATATTAGCGTTTAATGGAATTAGCTTAAACTTATACTTTAAGACCTTACAACCATTACAATTTATTGATTTAGACAATGTAAAGGATCTGGAGACGCGTGAGGAAGAGACTGGTGTTAAGATGTCTAAAATGGCTTCTGATTTGGAAGAGTTTGGAGAAGATGAAGATTTGGAAGATTGGGAGTTAATAGACGAAAGAAAGGTAGATTATGAAGCAGAAGATTCTTTAAATGAAGAATTAGAAAAGCTAAACAATCCAAAATTATCTGCATTGTCTAAAATATACAATTTTGTTACTACTGGAACTGCAAGACCAAATGCAAAGAGCAAACAAGATGGAGAGGCAAACGGTTTTAAATTCAAAGTAAGGTATCAATATGCACCATTAACATTTAGCGAAAATAGTAGAGATTTTTGCAAGAAAATGGTTAAGGCTAAAAAGATATATCGTAAAGAAGATATAGAAATGATGAGCAAAACTTATTTAGGAGATGGCTATACCAATAAAGATGGTAAGGTTGTAGGCTGGGGAAAAGGTGGTGCTTTAACGCTAGATAGATGGCTTTATAAAGGCGGAGGGGATTGTCATCATTTTTGGATGCGAAAGACTTATAGGTCAAAAAGAAAAGGCGGAACTGCTGATGCTAAAAACCCAAATTCAGAAGTAAGTGTAAATAAGGCTAAAAAAGAGGGGTTTAAACCAGAGGTAAACGCTAAAGAGGTTGCAAAAAGACCAACAGATATGCCTAATAACGGATTTGTAAAGAAAAGATAAGATATGGCAACTGCATTATTTATAAGTAGAACGGATTTAGTAAAGAACACTATCATAGATGGTAATGTTGATACTGATTTGTTTATACAATATGTGAGAATTTCACAAGAAATTCATATAGAAAACTATTTAGGAAGCAAATTATATGATAAAATATCTGCTGACATTATAGCTGGTACTTTAACAGGGGACTATTTAACGTTGGTTACAGAATTTTTGCAGCCTATGTTAATACACTATGCTATGGTTGATTATTTACCATTTGCAGCATATCAAGTTAAGTCTGGTGGAATATTTAAACATTCTTCGGAAAACTCTGAAACTGCTTCTAAAGATGAAGTAGATTTTTTAGTACAAAAAGAAAGAGAATTTGCAGAACATTACACAAGAAGATTTGTAGATTTTATTTGCTTTGATACTTCAAAGTTTCCAGAGTACAATCAAAATGTAGATTCAGATGTATATCCAACTAAAAATGTAGGTGGTTCAAATTGGGTAATATAATGGGATATAAACCGAAAGCAGTAAACGTTGTTAAATTAGAAAAGTATTTAAAAGAGAAAGCAAATGGCAAATAATATTTATAATAGTACTTGGTGGGGAAACACAATTGATACTGCATCTTCAATAGGTACATCTACTGATATGATACAAGGGCAATTCAATATGAATGACAGACAAGAAGTAGAAGCAGTTAAATGTTTAGCAGATACAATACATACAATAGGATTAAAAAACATATAAAACAAAGATAATGGCAAAACCAAAATTAGCACTCATACCAGCAACGCAAGGAAGCAAGTTGTATTCCGTATTACCAGCAGATGGTGTAGGGGATTTCAATTTTTCAAGAGGTTCAGCAGCTACAAGAATAAATAAAGATGGACTAATTGAAACAGTTGCAAGTGGTGTTTCAAGATTAAACTATCCTTTAATTGATGGGGTTGTAAATGGTTGTCCAAGTCATTTATTAGAGCCATCGAGATTGCAGAATATACAGTATTCGGAAGATTTTAGTAATGCTGCTTGGTCAAAAGGTAACTCAACTGTTACAGCTAATCAAGCTATATCGCCTGATGGTTCGCAAACTGCTGATTTATTACAATTAACTTCGGCAAGTGGTAATGTGTATGATGGCGTAGGTGGTAGTGGCGATTACGCTTTTAGTGTGTTTGCTAAATATGTAGATGCTCAATTTATAAGATTACGCTCAACAAGTTCTTATGCTTATTTTGATATTCAAAATGGTTCTGCTGGTAGTACAATTAATGTAAGTAGCACTAAAATTGAAGATTATGGTAATGGGTGGTACAGATGTACAGTTGTAGGTAATAACACAAATTCACTTGCACAGATTTTTGTAAGTGATACTGATGGCTCAAATACAGGTACAGGAAGTGTTTACTTATGGGGTGCACAAATAGAACAAGGTTCTTATCCAACTTCTTACATACCAACAAGCGGTTCAGCAGTAACTCGTTCAGCTGAAACTGCTAACGGTGATGGAGATGCTTCTACGTTTAATGATTCAGAGGGGGTTTTGATGTATCAAATAAAACCAATTTCTTTAGATGGTACACATAAAAGAATTACGTTATCAGACGGAACGTCTAATAATAGAGTTATAATGGGTTTTGACAATAATAATAACGTAATTGCAACTGTTTATGATGGCTCAAATCAAGCAATATTAGGTGGCAATTATATCGGCAAAGACGAAATGTCAAAATATGCTTTAAAATACAAGGAAAACGATTTTGCTTTATGGCTTAATGGTTTCGAAGTTGCTACTGATTCAAGCGGTATTACGTTTCCAAATAATACTTTAAATCAATTAAGATTTGAGGATGGTAATGGAGGTTTAGATTTCTACGGTTCAACCAAACAAATTCAATACTTCGATTCAGCATTAAACGATTCAGATTTAGAAAAAATAACCTCTTGGACATCTTTTACAGATTTAGCTAACGGACAAACTTATAGCATAAAATAATATGGCAAATACTTTAAATTTAGGAAACGGAAATTGGGCAACAAAAGAAGATTCTTTGTTAGCTTACAATTCAGAAAATGGAAACTTTAAGCCATTAGCGTTCAATTTTACAAGAGCATCAAGTGCTACGGTTGTAAATAAAGCTGGTTTAATTGAAACAGTTGGTAGTGGAGAACCAAGAATTGATTTTAGTGATGATGCTAAAGGTGCTTTATTGTTAGAGCCGAGTAGGACAAATAGTTTATTACAATCCAATCAATTTGATACAACTTGGGTAATTGGTGCAAGTGCTTTAAGTTTAACAAGTGGTCAAAGCGGAATATATGGCTCAAATAATGCTTGGTTGTTAAAAAAGAATTCTACTGGCTCAAGGTATATTCAACAGTCGTTATCATTATCATCTGCTCAATATAGTTATAGCGTTTACTTAAAGGCAGAAAGTACAAATTGGGTATATGTTTGGTCGTATGATGGTGTTGAAAGTGTTAATGCTTATTTTGATTTAGCAAATGGAGTTGTTGGCACTACAAACGGTTCTAATTTAGATAACGCAAAAATAGAAAGCGTTGGAAATGGGTGGTATAGATGTACATTAACATATACACAAGCAACAACTTTAGTAAGAATTTTTCCAGCAGATAGTAACGGACAAATCTCACCAACAAGTGACAACGGTATTTACATACAATACAGTCAATTAGAACAAGGAAGCTACGCTACATCTTATATTCCTACATATGGAAGTGCAGTAACGAGGGTTGCAGATAGTTGTAATAATAGTGCTAATGCTCAAGTAATAAATTCAACAGAGGGTGTTTTGTATGCTCAAATATCTGCTTTAAGTAATAGTGGGAACACTTATAGATTAATAGGTTTAAATAATGGAAGTGGAACTAATACTAATAGAATCTTTATAGGTTATACCAATAATAATTCTATTTATGCTGCAATAAACGATACTACAATAGCTTTTACAGTTTCAAGTTTTGATGTAAAAAACTTTAATAAAGTAGCGGTTGTTTATAATGGCAGTATAGCTAAACTTTTTATAAATGGTTCAGAAGTTGGAAGTGGGATAACTAATGCACCAACTTTAAGTGGATTGAGTAGAGTTGATTTTTCAGGAAGTAGTACTGGAGCTAATGAATTTAAAGGAAACACAAAAGATGTAAGAGTTTACAACACAGCATTAACAGACACAGAATTACAAGCATTAACAAGAATATAACAAGAGTAACAATTACACACGTATAACCAATAAGAGTAATATTATGAAAATAGGAAAATACCAATTTGACAATAAAGAACAAGCACAAACAAAGATTGATGCTTTAGGAACTGCAACTGATGAAGATGGAAACGAATATCCAACTCACAAACACACAATCGTGCATTTAGGAAATATTGTTTTAGAACAAGCAGTAATTGACGAAGATGGAGAAATAGAAACAGAAGCAGTACTATCAGAAGATTGGCATTTAGATGTTCTATGGTCTGATTTAGAAGCTGATGAAGATGGTACTATTGACCATCCTTACGGTTGGAAATCTAAAAGTGTTAATATTGATGGAGATGGTGTACACGCTTTCTTTGGACTGAATTACGATTCTTTAAAATTCTAACGTTGGAGATGCAAGATATAAAAATAGGAGCAATTAATCTACTAACGTTTACCGTTAGCTTTTCAAATATTGAACAATGGTTAAAAATAACTTTGTTAGTTGTTTCTATTGCATATACTGTATTGAAAATATTTAAGATGAGTAATAAGAATAAGAATAATGAGTAAATACTTTAAGAACATAGAAGATAATATGGATGTTGATTTTCTTGCTAAATTAGATGAAGCAAGAGAGTATGCTAATATTCCATTTATTATAAATTCTGCTTATAGAAGTCCATCTCATCCAGAAAGTGTTAAAAGACCAACATCAAGCCATATTAAGGGTTTAGCGGTTGATATATCTGCAAAGGATAGTAGGCAACGTTTTTTAATATTAGATGCCTTAATATCAGTAGGATTTAGTCGCATAGGTATTGCTGGTACATTTATTCACGTTGATTTAGATTTAGATAAATCACAGAATGTAATATGGACTTATTAAAAGACTTATTTCATTTCACAATGTTTTTACTTGGTGCAATAGTAAGAATAGATACTATTAACTATCCAAATATATTAATGTTAATTAACAAAATAATTATTATAATATTTTTAATAATATGGATATAAATTTAATTTTATTAATGCCTAATGCAATGATATTAGGTTATCAGCATTACGAAGAAGATGAACAATTTGAATATTCAGAACTAAACATCTTTTTATTCTTTGTACAAATACAATTCCGTTGGGGAGAAAATCTATAAGATATGAGCAAAATTTTAAATTGGTTTACTGGTGGTTTGGTTAAAGAAGTTGGTAAGGTTGTAGATAATTTATTTACTTCTGATGAAGAACGTTTAAAAGCAAAAAACGAAGTATTTAGAGTACTTCAAGAACAACAATTAGAATTACAGAAATTACAAACAGAAATAATTTTAGCGGAAGCAAATGGTAATTGGTTGCAAAGAAGTTGGAGACCAATATTAATGCTTTCTTTTGGCTTTATAGTTATTTACGTTAAATTTATTGCACCAATGTTTAGTTTACCTATACCGCCTTTAGAAGACCAGTTCTGGAGTTTACTTAATTTAGGGATTGGTGGTTATGTAGTTGGTAGAAGTGCAGAGAAAGTAATGAAAGAATATAAAAAGTAAAACACCTTTTTTTTAATTGAACATATTTATTCTCTTATACGAGTAAATATTTTTTGATAATAATGTTTTCTAATATTTTTTGATAAAGATATATTTGTAATATCCAAGCCAATTATTAAAAAGTAATGCTTTAGTTTTATTATGGGATAAATTTACAGGTATTTTTTTTGGAAATTGCTATATTTTAACATTACTATTTATTTACTTATTAACAAGTCTTATTTTATAAGGCTTCCTTCAATGTGTTAACAAGTAAAGTATTATTTAACTATATATATATTGTATATTTGAATAGGGATTGATTAACCTTACTATCTTGTCTTTTTTCATTATTACTTGTTTTTAAATAGAGGTCAGAAATGGCTTCTATTTTTTTTTAACAAAATTTTAACATTTCAAATAGTTGCAGAACTAAAAAGAGGTTGTAAGTTTGTATCATAATCAAAAACAAATATTATGACAAATTTAATAGAAAAAAAAGAAAAAATTGCATACAGATTAAGATATGCAAGTAAACAAGGGTGGGCAACTGAATTATTAGAAAAAGAATTTCAAAATATTAAAAATGAAATTAAAAACCAAGCACACACAAATAATTTTGAAGCAGAATATTACGAATATTAATAACAATAAGAGATGTAAAAACCCCTTTATAAAAACAAACAAAATGGAAGAATCATTAACAATTTTACAAGAGTACGCAATTGCATCAGATAATTTATGGCTTTCTGCTAAATTACAATTATTAGAAAAAGAAATTGAAATAGAAATATTAGATGCGGAAATAAAAATGCTTCAAAAATTTTAAATTATGAAAGTAAACGAAGTGGCTTGGGATAACTTAAAAAAGCAAATAGAAATGCACTTAAAAGAAGACCCAAATTTAACAGACATTAAAATTAATTACCAAATGAAAATACCAACTTTTGGTACAAGAAATTACTTGAACTTAAATGTTTCAATTAATAAATAAAAATTAACTATATTTACAAAAACAAATTTAAAAACAAATATTATGGAAGAATCAAATTGTTGTGGTGCAAGTAACTGGTTAGATACTGGCTTATGTGAACAATGTAAAGAACACGCTGACTTTTCAAAATGTGAAGAATAATTAAAACAAATAAACAAATGGACAAATTAAGAAAGATTCAAGCCGAATTAAAAGCACCAAAGAACCAAAGAAATAATTTTGGTAAATACAACTATCGAAGTTGTGAAGACATTTTAGAAGCAGTTAAACCGCTTTTAGATAAATACGAATGTACTTTAACAGTATCAGACGAAATCAAACAGTTAGGAGATATTATATTTGTAGAATCAATTGCAATTATATCTGATGGGGAAAACCAAGTACATACTAAAGCACAAGCTGGAATAGACCCAAATCGTAAAGGTATGGACATTGCACAAAGTTTTGGTAGCAGTAGTTCATATTCTCGTAAGTATGCTTTAAATGGCTTATTTTTGATTGATGACACTAAAGATGCTGATAGTACAAATACACACGGAAAGGAAGGTAAAGCACCAAAAGCAACTGCAACAACTTCTGATAAAGAATGGCTAAATAAAGGTACTGCTGAATTTACAAAAGTACAAGCATATTTAAAAGGCGGTGGTACACTTGCAAACGTAGAAAAGAAATACAAAGTTTCAAAAGAAACAAAGGAATTATTAACTAAATAAATTAGAAATCAATTAAAATTAGAATTATGAGCAACAAAAGTTATTTATTAGGAGATGTAGAATTACAGTTAGAAGAAATCAAACAGTTATCACAATACTTTGAAAGTATTTTAACCTACAATTCTCAAAAGGAATTAGTACCAAAGAAAGATGAAAACGGAAAAGAGTTGAAGAAACTTAAATTAAACTTTTCAATCTTTGAAGAAGGTAACTATGGTAAAAATGTATCTTTTACAATTCCACAAAGCAAAGAGCAAAGGGAAAATAAAGAAAAGAAAAGGTACGTTGCAAATGGTAAAATTTATTATGCATCAGATGACTTACAAGGATTTGTACAAAAGTCAGAAGCTAAAGCAGAAGTGCAGCAAGAAGAAACAGTAGATTTACCATTTTAATTAATTAATTCAAAGGGGTGTTAATAGCATCCCTTTTTTTATTCTATGTGGATATATAAAGACCAAATTATAAAAGAAAGAACTGATTTACCAGAAGATGCAATAGGCTTCGTTTACAAGATACTTAACAAGAAAACAAACAAATACTATATAGGTAAAAAGATATTGCTTAATAAGCGTACTAAACCACCTTTAAAAGGTTACAAGCGTAAAAGAATAGAATGGGTAGAAAGTAATTGGCTAAAATATACTGGAAGTAATGCAGAGACAAAAAAATGGTTAGTTGAAGATTGTGAAAGAAAAATAGTTTACATTTGTTATAATCGAACAATGATGACTTATTATGAAACTGCTTTACAATTTCAAGAAAAGGTTTTAGAAAGTGATAATTTTTTAAACGATAATATTTTAGGTAAATTTTTTAAAACAAGAATAATCAAATACAAAGAAGATGAATCAAACAAAAATACAAGATGATAGTAAAGAAGTAAAAAGAATGGAGATGCAACTTTTGTATGATGATGCTTACGTTGACATATCAGAAGAAGTTAAATATCCACCAGTAGCAATCAGTTGTGGTTCTTACACCGAAAAGAATACAGATGGCACAAATACAGAATATCCAATACCTTTAGGGACTTATGGTAATTTTAGCTTTGTACAAGCACCGCCAAAGGTTGGTAAAAGTTTCTTCACAAGTTTAATAACATCTGCTTACTTAAATAATGGAAACAAACTTACTGGTAAAATAAAAGGACATAGAAAAGGTAGAAACGTAATTCACTTTGATACAGAACAAGGTAGATTTCACGCTCAAAAGGTTTTTAGAAGACCAATAATAATGAACGGTTTAGAATCTGATAATAAGTATTATACTTATGCTTTAAGAAATATGAATCCAGCAGATAGAATTGATTTTATAGATTACGTATTAGAAAATATTTTAGATTCTAAAAATATAGGTTTAATAATTATTGATGGAATTGCTGATTTAGTTTCTGACGTAAATAATCTTGAGCAATGTTCGGTAGCAGTTCAAAAATTAATGTCTTGGACTGATTTATATAAATGTCATATTGTAACTGTTATACATTCTAATTACGGAAGTGACAAGCCAACCGGTCATCTTGGTAGTTTTTTAGAAAAGAAAGCAGAACTACAAATCAAGTTAGAATCTAATCACGTAAACAAAGGCTGGGTTTCAGTTGAATGTAAAAGAAGTAGAAACAGAGGATTTGAACCTTTTAGCTTTTTAATCAATGAAAACGGTTTACCAGAATTTGTTGATAATTCTTATGATTTTTAACAAAATTTTAACATTAACATTAATATAGTTATTTTATTTTTGAACAAAACAAAAAACAATGAGATACATAGAACGAAGAAACAAGATTATAAATGACAAATATACAGAGTATGTATATGAAGCATTTGATATTCAAAACAAAGAAGAAACTGTTGTAAAAATACCAATAAATTTCAATGAATGTAAAACTTTTGAATGGAATATAGGTGTTATTTATGGAGGTTCTGGAACTGGTAAAACAACTTTATTAAAAGAATTTGGCAATTTAACTACTGATGAGTTTGATGAAGAAAAACCTTTAATAAGTAACTTTGATTGGTTAGAACCTAAAGAAGCAACTTTTTTATTATCCGCTATGGGTTTAGCCTCTGTACCTACTTGGTTGCGTCCTTATTCACTTTTAAGTAATGGAGAACAATATAGAGCATCTTTAGCTTATAAAGTTGGTAAAGCGTCTAAAAATGATGTTATATTGATAGATGAATTTACATCTGTCGTAGATAGAGATGTTGCAAAAGCAATGAGCAATGCTTTACAAAAATACATAAGAAAACACAATAAGAAAATAATATTGGCATCTTGTCATTTTGATATTATGGAATGGATACAACCAGATTGGACTTATTCACCATTAAAAGGGCGTCTTGAGAAAGCGTCACGTCTTCGGCAAAGACCAAAAATTGAACTTTCGATATTTCGATGTAGATATGAAACTTGGGATATATTCAAACAACACCACTATTTAAGTAGTGATTTGAATAAAGCGTGTATAAATTATGTATTTTTATGGAATGATAAACCAATAGCTTTTATGGCAATATTGCCATTTCCGGGTGTTGGCGACCCAAAGACAAGACGAATTAGCAGAGTTGTTGTTTTACCAGATTTTCAAGGTTTAGGAATAGGAAAATATATTGTTGATTATATGAGTGCATTATATTGGAAAGAAGAACATCAAATGTACATTAGAACTATGAGTCCGTCTTTAGGAATATCTATGTCTAAAGATAAAAACTGGAAAGCCACAATGGGAAATTTAAAAGTGCCAAGTAAAAATAGTAATGGAGCGAAAATAATTGAAAGACCCAGTTATTCTTACAAATGGATTGGTAATAAATTAGAAGAAAATACAAATATAATTACATTTAATGCTGATGCTTGGAAAGAAGTAGCTCAAAATCAAATTAGTATTTTTGATATCGAAGGAATATGATGCATTTTTTAGAAATACAAGATAAATATTTTAAAGATATAAAATCAAATATTAAAACATTTGAAATAAGAAGATGTAATAGAGATTATAAAATTAAAGACATCTTAATTCTTGAAAATTTAAAAACAAAAGAAGTTATTAAAAAAGAAATAAAATATATAAACGATTTATCTATTTATAATATAGATAACATATTAATACTTGGAATATGAAAAAATACGAATACACTTACCAAAACAATTGTTTCAATGCTAAATTAAGTAATTTATTAGATAAAAAAAGAACTATTATAGACGTTGATTGTTTTCTTTATAAATTAGGTTGTGAAACAAAAATTTTATTTGACCATAAAAAATCAAGTGATAAAACTTCAATAGCTTCTTTAAGAGGTTATAGTATGTTAGCTTCAAAAGATTTTTATTGTTATATCGTTATAAACGATTTGAATGAAAAAGGAAATATATTAAACAACAAAACAAAAGTTTATGAAATAAAACCTTTAAACGAAGTTAAAAATCAAAATGAAAAAGCTGATTATATAAAAGATTTTTTTATGCTATGTAATGATGAAGAAATAAAACAATTCTTTAGCGTTGAAAATCATTTAAACTTTAAATTAAAAATAAAAAATCAACAACTTTTATTTTAAATAAAATCCATATATTTACAATATATGCAAAACTGGAAAGAAAAGGATTTATTCGAGTGGTTGAGTAACAATCATTACAAAACATTAGTAAACAGTAAAAATCCAATTTCAAGATGGGATTGCTACGATATTGAAACTCAAAATAGAATAGAGTTGAAATGTAGACGAAAACATTACGATACATTAATATTAGAAAAAGGTAAATACGATGCTATGTTATTGGAATCAAATAAGAATTTAGATATACCAATTTACATTAATAGCACACCAGAGGGAATATATTTATTTAACTTAAACGAAATAGATATAAAATGGTTTAAAAAATCATTACCAGCCACAACTGAATTTAAAAAGCGTATTTGGGTTAAGAAAGAGATAACAGAATTACAAGTAATAAAAGCAATTAAATTAAAATAAGACAATGAAATCAATCACACTATTAAACAAGGAAGTATTTAACAAAGAAGAAATATTACTTAAAATGATGGATGATACGTTTTACTACGGTTATCTTGGTAAACACGCTTTATCTTCATCAAGTTGTAAAAGTCTTTTGGAATCTCCAGAAGCATACGTTGCAATGTTAAATAAACCACCAAAGGATAAAGAACCACAACCGTTTAGAGATGGTAGGCTTATTCATTTGTTAAGTTTAGAGCCACATAGAATAGATGAACTAACAATTATAGAAAGTACCAAAGGAAGTAAGGCATATAAATTAGCAGTTGAAGAACAATTACCACAAACAGTTTACACATTAGCTGAATTAAATAGATGTAAGGCAGTTGCAGAAGCGGTGCTAAATAATAAAGACTTTAGTAGGTTAGTAACACAAGCAGAATTTGAAGTGCCAGAAATAGGCTATTATAAAGATTTACCATTTAGAGGAAAAGCGGATATACTTTTACAAGGAATTGTTGTAGATTTAAAAACTACAAGTGATATAAGTAAGTTTTCAGAATCTGCATTACTTTACAATTATGATTTACAAGCTGCACTATATTTAGAATTGTTTGGAGCGTTTGAATTTAATTACGTTGTCGTTGATAAACAGACAAAGGAAGTTGAATTTGTTACATTATCAGATGAATTTATTGCTGGTGGTTATGAAAAGTTAAAAATAGCAACTGACAATTATAAAAAGTATATTGATAATAAAGAATTTTATGATAATAATTTAGAACTTTAAAGTTATGGAGAAAAGACAATGCAATCAATTAAATTCAGTTGCTTATAATAGTTGTGTAGATAGTTACTATCAAACAAAAGACAAAAATGATGTGTACGAATATTGGCTTTATTTATTAGAGGCAAGAAGAATGTGCGAAGCAAAAGGAGTTGAAAAAGCATTAGAACTAATAACATTACTTGAAGATTTGAATTTAGATGGGTAAATCGAAAAAAGATATATATATTAGAAATTGTAATTACACAGCTATGAGATATTGTTTTAAAAAAGGATTTAAAATATACCCAAAAGTTTTCGGAACTAAATTTAAAATCTTTTATTCTTTAGACGATAACGGACAATATTATATGAAAGGTAAAGAGTTTACTAAAGAACAATCATTCCAAGCAATTTGGGATTTATACACTAAAATTTACAAATACGATAAAAACAAATAAAATATGAACAGTTTAGAAAAACATTTAGAAAAAGAATTAGAATTAGAAATAAAAAAAAATTAAAAAAGGAAGAAGAAATGAATAGTTTAGAAAAATTATTAGAAATAACAAAAACATTTAATAAGGAGTTAGAACTTGAAGAACAAAAAGATGATAGAAAAGGTGTGCCAGTATATTCTGGTGTTCTTACTTATTTTCCAGATGCTTTAAAAGAAGTTGCTAAATGTAGTTTAGCTGGACAGAAACAACATAATCAAGGAGATAAATTATACTGGGATAAGAATAAAAGTTTTGATAATGAAGATGCTTTAGTCAGGCATTTAATAGACCATTCAAAGAATCCAGTTGATGAAGATGGAATATTGCATTTAGCAAAGGTTGCTTGGAGGGCATTGGCATCTTTACAGATATATTTAGAGAATAGATAATAAAAACTTTTAATAATATTTATAAGGGTGGCAAATAGCTATCCTTTTTTTATGTCTAAATGTTAAAGAAATGTTAAAGTTTGTTAAAAGATAGTTCATAAACTAAAAAGACGTTGTATATTTGATGTATAATTAAAAACAAATATTATGACAACATTAACAATTTTATTAAAAGCAGCAAAAAAAGAAGCATCAATTAGAGTTTGGGGGTTGGCTCAAAGAAATATCAGTAAAATTGGTTTTGATGGATTGGAAAAGGTTCAAATTCAATTAAGAGAAACAAACCCTAATTTCTTTGTACCAAAATCAATGCAATAAAAACAAAGGGGTGTAAAAACCCCATTAAAACAAACAAGATGAAAAAAAGTAAACAAGACCAAGTATTATCAAACCAAGTACATTTAGTAGTAATGTCAATTATAGTAATAATATTAATCACAATAAACATTTAATATGAAAAGAGCAATTGAATATTTTGCAGAGTTTATGCTTTATTTAGTTATGACAATGTTAGTATGTTATTTAGTGCTAATGTTTTTATCAATGATTATTAAATTATTTACAAGATAGATTATGACAGAAGCAATACAAGTTCTTATAGAAACAATAGAACCATCATACGAAACAACTGGAAGTTATCAATATCCGCTTCCTAATGAAGTAACTTTATCTTTTGATAGTAGTACTTATGTTATAGACTTAAATCTTAAAGAGGGTGTTTTAAAAGCAGAAATATGGAATGCAGAAGATGAAATAGAATTTACAAGTGAAGATGTAGATTTTATTTACAATTATCTTGATGGCTTATTAGAAGAAGAAATTGATTTAACTAAAAGATATTACGAAGAAGAAAAGTATCAAGAACAAACATCATATTATATTAGATAATGGAAAAATACAAAATATTAAATCTATATGCTTGTTTAGGTGGCAACCGATACAAGTAGAACGAAGTAAAAGAAGATATTGAAGTAACCGCTGTGGAGTTAGACCCAGAGTTAGCAAGATTATACCAGGAAAGGTTTCCAAATGATACTGTAATTGTAGCAGATGCACACCAATATTTATTAGACCATTACAAAGAGTTTGATTTTATATGGAGTTCTCCACCTTGTCCAACGCATAGTAAAATAAATATAAGCCAATACACAAGAGAAAGTTGGAAACCACATTATCCTGATATGAAACTTTACGAAGAGATTATTTTTTTAGATAGTTACTACAAGGGCAAGTATGTTGTTGAAAATGTAATTCCTTATTACGAACCTTTAATCGCAGCTAAAAAAAGAGGTAGGCATTTATATTGGACTAATTTTTTGCTGCCTAATTTTAAAGAAAGGGATGCTAAAATAAGAGAATGGCAACTGCCACAACTTGAAGAACACCATAAAATAGATTTAAGTAAATACAAAGGAGAACAAAATAAGAGAAAAATAGGAAGAAACCTAGTAGACTACGAAGCTGGTAAAACAATATTAGAAACAGTATTAGGAATACAAAAACAAGATACTAAACAAATAACAATGTTTTAAAATATGGAATTAACAAAAAAACAATTAATAAAAGTAAGTGGTGCAATCTTATCAAGTTACATCAATAATCATTACCTTGAAGAAACAAAGCATTTAGGAGTATTTAGACAAACAACTAAAAAAAATGTTTCAAGAACATTAGAAGACTTATTAAAAATAGAATTAGAGTTCTTTGATAAAGTTTATGATTTAGATGGCGATAAAGTAGGAAGTACTATAATACAAAACAATTTAGTTTTTATAGATGAATTTTTAAAGTTTGACTTTAACGAGTTCAATAAACTGCAAGAAGTATTTGTTGCTTACACAAAAGACCCAAAGAGAATTACAAGTATATCAGATAAAATATTAATCAAAGCTGGTGCAAATAAAATATAAATAAAAAACAATTATGGCAAACAAGAATAAAGATTACAGTATTGCAGATGCAAATAAAATATTAGAAGACTTTCAAGAACTATCTGGAGTTGATGCATTATCATTATCAAGAAAACCAATAGATGCATATTTTAGAGCATTACTTTACAAAGTATTAATGGATTTCAATTATATGAATGATAGACAAATTGAAGACTTTTTCTGGACTAAACGAATTAAAAGAACAAGAGTTGCAGTGTATCACGCAATTCGTAAAATTGATTTATATTATCATAACTATTCAGATTTTAGAAACGTTTATAATATTTACTTTGATGACAAGATAGAAGAATTTAAATTACTTGATAATAAGATTAAAGATAAGGCAGATGAATTAAATAATAGAGTTAAAGGTATTTTACCTAAAAAAGAAAACGATGCCTTACAACTGCTTATAAATAGCTTGCCATCATATAGAAGAGATGAAGTATATGAAATAGTAAATTTAAGGGTTAAGTCTTGGGATTGGAAGTCTAAAGATAAATGTGAAGTAATTGAAAGCAGCGATGATATAACAAGTAGTGCTTGGTAATAACTATAAGTTTTATTTATAGTATAACATTTAACTATAAGAAAATAATATAGTAAAAAGAATAAATTGTGGTTTAAAAAGCATTATATAATTATACTTATATATTAAGTTGTATGTAATAGCTACATACATCTTTATCAAAATATATTAGACCATATAAATACAATGATATGTGCTTTGGGCATATTATATTCTTTTTTCAAATCAATCTTTCTGTTAACAAGTAAACAACTTTTTACGTTTAATATATTGTATATTTATATAAATTATATTATATGTTAGAAAAGATTTACGCTTCACACAATAAATGGATTAATACAGTCTTAAAATTCGGATGCACACAAGACGAAGCAGAAGATATTGTAGGTAATATGTACGTTATTATTGGAACGATGCTTAAAAAAGGTTTAAACATTGCTTACGGAGACGATGTAAACTATTACTATATATATTTAACGCTTAAAACTTCATTCCTACAAATGAAGAACAGACAAACAAAAGAAAAAAAGGTTTCAATTGATTTAGTTTTAGATATTGAATCTGGAGAATATGTAGATTTTGATGGAGCAAATGATATTGTACTTGAAGAATTAGATAATGTTCATTGGTACGATAAAAAAGTATTTGAATTAATACAAGGAGAATATTCAATTACAGAACTATCAAACAAAACAAATATAACTTATCATTCTTTGTATAATACTTATAGAAAAACAAAGCAAAAGTTAAGAGATAAAATAATAGAAAAATAATGAAGTTAGGAGATTTAATAGAACGCATTACATATTATACTGGAATTAAATGGTTAGTTAAAAAAGTATTTGGTAATGATTGTGGGTGTGATGAAAGACAAAACAACTTAAACGATATTGAATTATGGTAGAAGATAAATTAATATGGAACGGAGTTAAAGAAAGAATTACATCTAAAATGAGTAATGAAGACTTCAAAACAATGTGTAGATTACACGCAAAGTATTTCAATCACAAGTACCAAGAGGTTTGCACTTGCAATAAAAATAGGTTAAGACAATGGATTCAAGATTTAAGTGATAAATTAATATAAATTATGACACCAAAAGAAAAATCAATAGAGTTAGTAAATAAGTTCCTACAAATTTATGAAGGTAGAGTTCCACAAGCCAAACAATGTGCATTAATTTGTGTAGATGAGATATTAGAATCTTTATGGAACGTAGGTCATTCATCTTCTAATGATGAGATAAAATATTGGACAGAAGTTAAACAAGAAATAAATAACTTATGACACCAAAAGAAAAAGCAAAGGAGTTAGAGAGTACGTATTGGCATAAATTATATCAAATACAAAGTAGAGTTACACCTATTGAATTAGCAGAACAAGCCAAAGAGTGTGCATTAATTTGTGTGGATGAGGTATTAGAATTTGACGATAGAATAGATGTTAAATATTGGAAAGAAGTTAAACAAGAAATAAATAAATTATAAACTATGAAGCAAAAGAAACATACAGTAAACGAAAGAATAGCATTATTAGAAAAGATGTGCTACAAATTAGCATTGGAAGTTCAAGCAATTGTAACTGCTATTAATATGACAGTTGAAAAAGATAAAGAAGAAACCGAATAAAATACTTTATATTTCTTATTATATAATTAGTAAACTAATTTAAACTGATTATGGACAAGAGAGAAAACAACAAAGGTACAATAGGTAATAAAGGGGGTAGACCATCTAAAGCAGAAGAAGTTAAGATGATTGAAAGATTAACTCCATTAGAGCCAAAGGCATTTAAAGCATTAGAAAAAGGAGTAGAACAAGGGGATTTTAAATATGTTCAAATGTTTTATAATTACTATGCTGGTAAGCCAAAAGAAACAAAAGATATTTCAATTACATCAGAGCAACCTTTATTTGATTTATAAATGTTTCAGACTACAACTGCAATAAGAAAATTACACGCACTTACAAAGCGTAAAAAAGTAATACAAGGAGGAACCTCTGCTGGTAAAACTTTTGGAATACTTCCTATTCTTATTGATAGATGTATTAGAAATCCTATAACGGAAACAAGTGTAGTATCTGAATCAATTCCACATTTACGTAGGGGTGCAATTAAAGACTTCTTAAAGATAATGATTGCAACTAATAGATTTAGAGATAATCAATGGAATAGAAGCACCTTAAAATACACATTTACAAATGGTTCTTATATTGAATTCTTTTCAGTAGAACAACCAGATAAATTACGTGGTGCAAGAAGAAATGTATTGTATGTTAACGAAGCAAACAATGTACCTTTTGAGGCTTACAATCAATTAGCAATTAGAACTTCTGGAGATATATGGATTGACTTTAATCCAACTGCTAACTTCTGGGCTCATAGGGAGGTCGCTAATCAATCCGATGCAGATTTCATTACACTTACTTATTTAGATAACGAAGCGTTACCACAAACCATTGTAGACGATATAGAATCAGCAAGAGAAAGAGCAAAGGCATCTGAATATTGGAGTAACTGGTGGAAAGTATATGGACTTGGTCAAGTAGGTTCTTTAGAGGGCGTATGTATTAAAGAATGGAAAAGTATTAAGTTACCAATTGAAGCAAGATTATTATGTTATGGAATGGATTTTGGTTATAGTAATGACCCCAGCACATTAATAGCATTATACAAATATAACAATGCTTATATCTTTGATGAAATAATATACCAAAAGAAACTATTAAATAGTGATATATCAAATCTATTTAAAGAACACGATATAAGAGAAATAGTTTATGCAGATAGTGCAGAGCCAAAATCAATTGCAGAATTAAAAACATACGGACATAAAATATTGCCTTGTACAAAAGGTAAAGATTCAATTGTGTATGGTATCAACTTAATAAATCAAAATCAAATATACATTACAGAAAGAAGTAAGAACTTAATAAAGGAATTGCAGTCTTACACTTGGATGAAAGATAGAGAGGGCAACACCATTAATAAACCAATAGATGCTTTTAACCATTGCATCGATGCAGCACGTTATGCAATTACATCACAATTAAAGAATCCAAATAAGGGAAGCTATAATATAAGGTAATGAATAATGAAACAATGATAGCAATAGTTGAATGCTATATACATCATAGAACAAACAAAAAAGTAAGGATTAAAAAACCAATAACACACAATGAATTCTTCTTACTTACAAAGGCTTATGAAAATTGTAAGGACTTTTTTATAAAACATTAGCATAAAAGTATTATATATATATGAAGATTGAAATAAATGTACCAACATCACTTAACGAAGTAACACTAGGACAATACCAAAAGTATTTAAAGATAGCTGAAAACAATCCAGAAGGAAACTTCTTGGATGCTAAAATGATTGAAATCTTTTGTGGGATTCCTTTGTCAGATAGCTACAAACTAAAAATGTCTAGTGCAGCTGCTATTGTAGATATCATAACTGAACTACTTAACCAAACACCAAAACATACAGAACGTTTTAAACTAAATGGTATTGAATATGGATTCATTCCAGACTTAGATGAAATGTCTTTAGGAGAGTATATAGATTTAGACAACAATGTATCAAGCTGGGATAATATGCACGTTGCAATGAATGTATTATACAGACCAATCAAAACAAGTAAGGTTGGTAAATATAACATTGAAGAGTACGATGTAAAGAATCCTGAGAAAATGAAAGATATGCCTTTGGGTTCTGCAATAGGTTCAGTGTTTTTTTTTCTTCATTTAGGGATGGAGTTATCGGAGCATACGATTCACTCTTCCAGCAATCAAACGGAAATGGAGGCTATTCAAGAGCAGCTAACTTCGGAGCAAAGTGGGGTTGGTATCAATCAATTTATGGGCTCTCTAACGGAGATATTACAAAATTTGAAGATATCACTAAACTAAATGTACATCAATGTTTCACAATGCTATCCTTTATGAAAGAGAAAGCAGAGATAGAAGCACAACAAATAAAAAGTAAGTTTTAAATGAAAGGATTTTATCAAGTTACCCAAGTAATAAAAGACCAACTGTTAGCAGATGTGAATGTGAACACAGTTACAACTGGAGACATCACAAGAATAGATTTATCGAAGCAGACAATGTTTCCTTTATCACATCTTATAGTTAATAATGTAGGTAACGAGGATAACATATTACGTTTTAGCTTATCTGTTTTAGCTATGGATGTAGTAAACATTTCAAAAGAAGAAGTAGTAGATATATTCATAGGGAATAACAACGAGCAAGATATTTTAAATACACAATTAGCAGTACTAAATAAGTTAGTGCAAGTACTAAGAGGTGGCACTTTACATACAGACTTATATCAATTAGATGGCTCTCCAAGTTTTGAGCCTTTCTATGATAGATTTGAAAATGAGATGGCTGGATGGGCATTGTCTTTTGATGTGATTATACCAAATGATATAAGTATATGTTAAGCAATGTAGAAAAAGAATTAAAGAATTTCGCAAAGTATGTAGTTACAAAAGCAAGAATAAATCTACGTGGTTCTGACAAAAACAGTTCTGGGAAATTAGCTAAAAGTTTAGACTCTGATGTAAAGGTTTCTAAAAATAGTTTTGAATTAAGTTTCCTAATGGAAGAGTACGGAGTCTTTCAAGACAAAGGTGTAAGAGGTAAAAGTTCAAGTGCAAAAGCACCCAACAGTCCTTTTAAGTTTGGAAGTGGTACTGGAAGAAAAGGTGGCTTAAGTGAGGGCATTAACAAATGGGTAAAAAGAAAAAGGTTTCAATTTAGAGATAAGAAAAGCGGAAGGTTTTTAAGTTATGATAGTACTGCATTTTTAATTAGTAGAAGTATTTATCAGAAAGGAATTGCACCAAGTTTATTCTTTACCAAACCATTTGAGAAAGCATTTAAAGGATTGAATAAAGATTTAGTAGAAGCATACAAATTAGATGTTGAGGCATTAATGAAAAACAGTATAAACAATAAATAACAATGGCAATAAATTTAAGGAGTCCTTACTACACAAGTACATCAGTAGCATATACTGCTTATGCAACGTTAGACATATCTATATGGAATGGAGATAAAAACACACCACTAACTGCACAATATAGTTTACGAAAGAATGTAATAGGAACAAGTGTAGATGTTCTTTTTGAGATATCTGAACTTGTTAGAGATTATGTAGATGTTTATTTTGATGGGGATTATAATGGACAAGCAGTATGGGTTAAGACTGTTAAAACTGCTTACAATTCATCCAATACACCCCTTCAAGTATTTACTAATACACAATCAGCTTTTGATGGATATTCCTATTTTGAAGAACCAACCTTATCTCCAAATAATAATTCCTTATTCATTAGCAACAGAGAGTTATTTGTATTAGAAGACAATGTTTTTAGAATACCTATTCATACCACTAATAGTCCATCAGTTGTTTTCTATAAAGATGGAGAAGTAATAGCATCTGAAACATTTAATACCGAAGACTTGAGTGCTAACCAAATAAAGTACGTTTCTATTTACGGAGATGATACAAACTATGATACATTTCAAGAAAGAGTTATAGAGAGTGGTGGTTCTTACGAATTAAACAATTGCTTACAATCATTTTTAAATAGTTATTCTATTGGTGCAGTTGATAAAATAACTGTTTCTGGTAATTCTTACGGAAATGAGTTAATACCAAACGTGGATTTAACAAATAACGCTTGGTTTGCAAGTGGTACTACTCCAGCTAATACAGTTATAACAAGTGGCGTAACCTCTCCCATATCTGATACATCAGCATACAATGTAACAAGTCCAACAAGTAATAGTGGTTATGTTTCAACGACTTCTGGTATTGTCGGTATAACTGAAGGAAACGAAGTTGGAGTATCTGTTTACCTTAAAGGTAGTGGAACTGCTGAAATAAAATTTCAAGAATTAGGTGGAAACTATACAAATTACTTTACTAAAACAATAGCACTCACAAGTGTTTGGACTGAATATAAAGTTAATGGAATTAAGCCAGTAGATGGAAACCTTCCAAGACTGCTTATAATTTCTGTCGGAAATAATGCTTTAAATGTTGATGTTTGGCATCCTTCTGTAAAAGAATCTTACGGTGCTAAAATAGAAACTATAAAAGTAAACGTAATAGAGGAGTGCAAATACGAACCAAAGAAAGTAACATTCATTAATAAGTTTGGTGCTTTACAAGATATGTACTTCTTTAAAAAGTCTAAAGAAAATTTAACTATTAAAAAAGAATCTTACAAAGCTAATATAATTTCAGCATCTGGAACATACGATTATACAAATCACGTTAACAGGGATTTTAATGTAGTAGGAAAAGAATCTATTTCTTTAAGTAGTGGATATTTAAGTGAAGAATATAATGAAGTGTTTAAGCAATTACTATTAAGTGAAAAAGTATGGGTTACAAACATAATTGAAAGCGGAGAACAAGTGTTACCTATCAATGTTAAGACAAGTAGCATTGCTTACAAAACATCTGTTAATGATAAGCTAGTAGATTATACAATTGAGTTTGACAAATCATTTGATACTATAAATAATATTCGATAGATGCAACAAATACAACTATACATTGAAGGGCAAAGAGTTGATATGTTTAAAGATGAAAGTGTTACTATAACACAATCAATAAAAAGTGTAAAACAAATTGATAAAATATTTACTTCATTTTCAAAGACTTTCAGCCTACCAGCATCTAAAATAAATAATAAGATTTTCAAACATTATTATAATTTTGATATTGTTGGAGGATTTGATGCAAGAATAAGAAAAGCATCAAACATAGAATTAAACAACCTACCATTTACTGAGGGGTTAATTAAGTTAGAAGGAGTTGATTTAAAGAACAATAAACCACATACATATAAGATTACATTCTTTGGAAATACCGTTACCTTAAAAGACACGTTAGGAGATGATAAACTAACTGGTTTAAGTAGTTTAACAAGTTTAAACAAGACATACAATGCAGTAAGTGTAAAAGAGTATTTGCAAGAAGACCCATCCTCAAATGCTATTATAGTCCCATTAATTACGCATACTCAAAGGTTAAATTATAATAGTGGTTCAAGTAATAATGAAGCTGGAAATTTAGCCTATCATTCTGGACACGTTAAAGGGGTTTTATATACAGATTTAAAATATGCAATTAGATTACATTCTATAATTGAAGCAATAGAAACTAAATATCCAACTATCTCTTTTTCTAATGATTTTTTTAATAATACAAATGCACCTTATTATGGTTTGTTTATGTGGTTACATAGAAAGAAAGGAGATGTTGAAAATTTAAGTGGTTCAAATGAGTCTTTGATAAATAATTTTACTGATGATTCAAGTTTTTTCACTAAATCTACAATGTCAAACAACGCTTTATCTTTGTCGGAAATACCTTCATCACCTAATTTTTTATACGATTTTACATCAATATATTTCGAAAGCACCACTTCAAGCACGGTGCCTTATAGAATATCAATTAGAAAAGAAGGTTTAGAAGTTGCGAATAGTGGAAGTATTACTTCTGGGATTAAATTCACAACAGAACTACCGCCAGAGGCTCTTGAAGCAAATTCACAATATACTGCTTATATTCAGTGTAATTCTAATATAACGTTTCAAACACTTTCTTTTGTTGTTAAGAGAGAAAGACAACAAGACCCTTTAGATGACCCAGAAATAGAGGAAAAATTTTACAGTATTACAAATTTTGTTTATAGCAGTTCTTTTGAATTTGATATTACTCAACAAATACCAGATATAAAAGTAATTGATTTTTTAAGTGGGTTATTTAGAATGTTTAATCTTGTTGCATACATTGAAAGAAATGAAACTCAAATTACTGTAAAAACTTTAGATGATTTTTATGCGAATCCCTCTGCTGCTTCTCCTTATGATATAACTAAATATATTGATGTAAGTAAGAGCCAAGTAAATATTGCTTTACCATATCGTAAAATAAACTTTAGACACGAAGACACTAAAACATTTTTAGCTGCAAAACATACACAATTATTTGGAGAAACTTGGGGAGAGTCTCAATATAATAGCGGTGAAAAATTAGATGGAAGTATTTACAATGTAAAGACACCTTTTGGACAAATGAAATATGAAAGGTTAATAGATGGAAACCCATCTGGTATTGGAACAACTGGTGTGCAATGGGGTTGGGTTGTAGATGATAATCAAGAATCTTATATAGGAAAACCTATGTTGTTTTATCCTATACGAAGAGCATCTTCAACACCAATATCTTTTTTGAATTCTACAACAGACCAAGATTCTATTACAACGTATAATATACCGTCTAATAGTGTTGCATTAGCATCATCTACGAGTGCTTATAATATGAATTTTAATGCTGAACAAAATGAGTGGGGTGCTTTACAAAGTCCATCAGATACTGGTTTTACTAATTCTTTATTTGAAGCATATTACAAAAATTACATAACAAGTGTTTTCAACCCATCAAATAGAATCACAAAAGTAAGTGCTTATTTGCCATTAAGAATTTTATTGAATTACACTTTAGCAGATAGATTTGTATTAAGTGGGCATTCATATAAAATAAATTCAATAACAACAAATTTAGAAACTGGCAAATCTGAATTAGAATTACTAAATGACATATGATAAAAGAGATATTAGATTTATTAAAAGATACAGACTGCAAAGCGGATATTGTTCAATTAGCAAAAGGAAAGAATAAGTTTCCAGATAGTTTTAAAGAAGTATTTACAAGACAAAAACAAGAAATGCAATGGAAAAAGTAATTATTGAATTAGAAGCTAAAACAGACAAAGCACTTAAGGGAATTGATAACGTTGCAAAGAGTGTTGAGGACTTAAATAAATCAGTTGTAAAAGGTAATAAAGATACTGCTGCTGGTTTAAAGGATGTTGAGAAGTCAAGTAATTTAGTTGGTAAAGGAATTAAAGGAATAGGTACTGCTATAAAGGCTGCTGGTATTGGTTTGATTATTGGATTGCTTGGTACATTAAAAGAATTGTTTGAACAAAATCAAAAAGCAGTTGATTTATTTAATGTTGTATTTGAAACTTCTGCAAATGTAGTGAGCCAAGTTGTAACCGCCTTTACAGATATTTATTCAGCATTGACCAAATCATCAGAGCAATTTGATGCACTTGGAAAAGTAATGAGTGGCATAATGACAATTGTATTAACACCATTTAAAAATACTTTTTATGCGATACAATTAGCAATCCAGAACGCTCAATTGATTTGGGAGAAATCTTTCTTTGGAGATAAAGACCCAGCAACAATAAAAGCATTAAATGAATCTATATTAGAAACAGAAGTAAAAATTTTAAATGTAG